ATCATCTCGCAGGGAGTTCCCAGCCGGTTCTCAATGGCCCACAGGCTGTCGGGCAGGGACGCGATCACCGGGGCCTTGCCCGGTTCGGCTAAAATACCTTTCATTTGTAAAATCCTTTCTGATGTGATATCATCAAGGGTGATGGGGCTTGTGAATTCCATCACCCTTTGGGCTCGTCCGTGTTACCAGCACGGGCGGGCTCATTTTCGTCTTCCTACTTATAGTCGATTACTTTGCCCAAGAGAGAGATACTCGCTTCAGTCAGTCTGATAATGCGCTTCAGTAGCCAAATGCGGGCATCCAGAAGCCAGATCAGCACCAAAAGACCTTCCACTTCGAGTAGGGTGAGAATGCGCTTCTTCATGCGCCCCTCCGGTTCTGCCGGTAGTCCGGCTCTTCGGTGCGGGCGTGGGTGCGGTCGATGCGGCCATAGCGGCGGGCGTTCTGTTCACGATCCTGGGCGGCAAAGCCCAGCCGCAGGAACGCTACCGCTGCCAGAACCAGGCACAGGGCCGTGACGAACTGACTGTCAGAGATGGAGCTGCCCAGCTGTGCACCGCCCTCGATGCCCATGCCGTACAGCAGACTTACAGCACCGCTGGCAGCAGCCAGCCAGTACCAGACGCGGGATTTGATCTTCATGCGGGGTCCACCTCCTGAAGGTAATTTGCAGCGGATTGTGCGCAGGTTGTGCCGTAAGCGGCAACTGGGTGCCATTCGCCATCCGCAAAAACCTGCATAGGTTTCGAGCCGCTTTCTGCGACGGCTTCAGCACCGGTTCGGTTGTACCCGGAGTCACGGATGCCATCCCAGCGGAACCACATGCGGGTCAGCACTGGTGCGATGTAGGACACGCTGCTGGTGGGTGCAGCGGCCCGTTCAGAGGCGAGATAATAAGGTTTCATGCGGTCTTTTCCTCCTTTGCGATTGCCGGGAAGAAATACGCCCCGATCTGCTCCTGCGGAATGTGTAGCACCTTGCAGATCTTAACGATCTCGCAGGCCTTCCAGCGCCCCTTGTCCTCCGGGGCATTGAGGCGGCCCTTGAGGGTGTCCAGTGGGATGTCGGACAGCTCGCTGAGCTCTTTTTGCAGCAGCCCCTGATCTTCGTACAGGCGGCGGAGCTTCAGAAACGGTTTCTTTGCCATAGGTCAAACCTCCTTGTTGTCAGATGCTGCGCTGGAGCAGATAATCAATGGAGCAGTCGAACATTTCTGCCATTTTTTCCAGCTTGGATTGGGGGATGTTGCCGTGAACCATCCAGTTGTAAACGGTCTTGCGGGTGACACCCAACGCCTTTGCAAACTCCTCAATAGTCAGTTTGCGACGGCTTCGTTCTGCGTTGATGTTCGGATAGAGCAATTCAAAGAACTCCTTTCGTGTAACTTGTTACTCGCTTTGAGTAACTGCAATTATGATATACCCGAAACGAGTAAATGTAAAGTAAAATAATACCCAAATTGAACAGTGATTTTTTGTGAATACTGCCCAATTCGGGTATTTTGGTTGACTATTTACTCAAAACGTGTAATATAATATACATAGGGAAGAAGGAGGTAACGATTATGAACCGAATCCCTGAACTCCGAAAAGAACGCGGCATCAGCATGAAGCAGGCAGCAGAACAGCTCGGGATGCCTTACACGACGTATGTCAACTACGAGAAAGGTGTCCGGCAACCGAATTCCGAGACATTGATCGATCTGGCCAATTTTTATAATACGTCCATTGACTATATGCTAGGGAAGAGCAACAATCGCATTGATGAACATACCTTGGATGTGGTGAATGAAATTGACCAGGACATTCTGGAAAAGGCAGGAAACGTCAAAGAAGCACTACGGCTGCAGGCCAAAAGGGATGCAGAGACGATTCCTCCCGGCTTCCAGCCCATGCCGGAGATGGACATGGTCCCATTGGTGGGCCGGATCGCCTGCGGTACGCCGATCACGGAGGAACAGAACGTGGAGCGCATAGTCTGTGTGCCGTCCAAGTGGCGTTCCACCTTTACACTGACCTGCAAGGGCGACAGCATGGAGCCCCGGATACACGATGGTGATCTGGTGGCCATCCGGAAGCAGCCGGAGGTGGAAAACGGCGAGATCGCTGCTGTGCGCATTGGAGAAGAGGCAACCCTGAAACATGTCTATCTGCACGAGAACTTCATTGAACTGAGGCCGGAGAATCCGGCTTTCAACAGCATCATCCTCAGCCGGGAGGACATGAACGACGTTGTAATCGAAGGCAAGGCCGTCGGGCTTTGCCGGGATATATAAAAACAGGAGGAAGCATCATGGCAAAGTCACCTTATGCCCGGAAGGAATGGCTCCGCAAACATAGCACAAGCAAAGAGATGCGGTGGCTGAACAATGGCATTGATGCGGCAGTCAAAGGCATAGGTTCTGGCCGAAAGTCGATACAGGCTCCCGGAAGTACACAGGAAGACTGGAGTAGAACCGCATTATCCAAAGGTCAGCTGCGCGCTGCAATCATAATCGGTGCGATCCTGCCGCTTTTTGGTATTGCAGGATTGGAAGGCCAAGAGCCTGGCGGAGCGTTTTTTCTGGCCGAGTTTCTTCTGTTTATGTTGCCGTTCTTTCTGGCTGTTCTGGTTTTTATGCTGTTTAATAAGTCCACGCGCTCCGGAGAGAGCTGTGAATCTAAGGCGGAGCCCTCAGATTCAAAATTGGACGATGGGCCAGATCTTACAGATGAAGCGCAGTACACCCCGAAGCCGGAATGGATGGGAAAAATGGTCCCTATTAACTCCCGTGCAGATGCCAGAATGCTGGCCCCTCAATTTTTGAAGCAGGCGCAGGAAAGCGCAAAAATCCTTCAGACAACTACGGAACCAGCTGTATTTTTTGAACGATACGATTTTTGTGTTGGACGTTTGCAACAACTGGAAGAGTGTAAACAGTACGGCGTGCCAGTGGGGACGACCGCAGACTTTGCAAAGTATCGGAGCCTTTCGTTCCGGGATGGAGCTGTAAGCGAGATTATCCATCGCGTTGCAGATAAGTACAGCGCAAAGATCGAGAGCTTGAAAACGGGAAAAGCCAAGAAGAACTGGGCAGAAAAGTATAGTAAGGCATTTGAGCCATATCTGCCGTACATGAGCAATGCTCAGCGGACTGAGTTTGTCGAGGTGAGCGAGGAACTTTCTTCACTGGCCGAGAAAGATAACATGGAATCTGAATAAAACAAAAACTCCCCCGGTGCTGGAACACCGAAGGAGTTAAAAGAAGCGGCTCACCCAGAAGAGGGCATCGCACACTCGACACTGCGATTATACCTCTTTTGGGCGGGCTTGTCAAAGTGTACCCATGGAGGTGTATTTTTATGGGACGAAGAACCAATACCGCCCAGTGGCTGCCGAACCAGAAACGCTGGCAGATCAAGGTGCAGAAGGACGGCCAGCGCAGGACGTTCACCAGTGCAAAGCCGGGCCGTACCGGCCAGCGGGAAGCAAATGCAAAAGCGGATGCATGGCTGGATGAGGGCATTTGCAGCACCACCAAGCGCTGCTCTGAGGTGTGGGCTGAGTATCTGATCTCTGTCAAGGCTACGGCAGGCACCAGTTACATTGAGCAGGTGGAAAAGTTCGGGCAGAACTACATCCTGCCAGTGATCGGTGCCCGGCAGATTGGCGACCTGAGCACAGGAATGCTGCAGGACGTACTGAACCGAGCGTATAAAGAGGGCTGTCTGAATCCGAACAGCAAGCGCCAGAGCCGGGGCAATCTTTCCCGTAAGACGCTGCAGGGCATCCGAGGCGTGGAGGTATCCTTTGTCAAGTGGGCGCGCCAGCATAAGTACACGACCCTGCGGCCAGAGGATGAAAACCTGACCGTTCCGAAGGGTGCTCGCCAGAAGGGGCGGAAGATTCTGCAGCCGGACAGCCTGCGGGTGCTGCTCTCCACCGATACCCGTGTGGTTCGTGGAAAAGTGGAGCCGGACGAGAACGTGCACGCCTACCGTCTGGCCGTAATGACCGGCCTGCGCCCCGGAGAACTGCTGGGCCTGCGTGTAGGCGATCTGGACGGAGACCGGCTCCACATTGGCCGGGCCATCAACCGCCAGAACGAGGAGACCAGCGGCAAAAATGAGAATGCCATCCGGACGGTGGTACTGCACCCTCTGGCCGTGAACGAGATCCATGCCCAGCTCCGGCAGCGCACGATGGAAGAGGAGCGACCGCTGACGAATGACGATCCGCTGTTTCTGCTGTCCAACCAGCAGAGCCTGTATAACTATTGGAGGTTCTATCAGTGCTGCAACGGTATCGACCCACCCATCAGCCTGTACGAACTGCGGCACACCTTTGTCAGCATGGTTGCGGATGCGGTGTCACCCGCTCAGCTGCGCCGCATGGTCGGCCACAGCCGCAGTATGGATACCTTTGGCTGGTACGCACATGATGTCACGGGCCGTGATGTTGCCACTGCGCAGACCATCTCCGTAGTGCTGGCCGAGTACGCCCCGGACACCGAGGAATAACCCACTTTGCAACCCACTTTTAACGTTGCGTCCGGGCCGAAAAGGTTTCGTGTTCCATTTTGGGTGTCTGAAAATCCGCATGGTTTCTAACTTTTTAAAATCCAAAGGCTTGGGTGGAACAAAGCCGTGGTTGTTCGAATCCACCCGCGCCCACCAAGAACTCCAGTATCCGAACCGGGTACTGGAGTTTCTGTTTTGTAATAACCT